AACGATCTTCTTGTGTAACGGCCTTTCGTGCCATACAACGCAGAAAAAACTCCTCTGCCGTATCCACATTCATCCTAAAACCTTCCATTGTATCCTCCGTGGTCATTGGTGTTCACCAACACATAATCGCTCAAAGTTATATTTCTCTTTGAATTTTCGCTTCCTTCGTGCCTCGTTACGCATATCCATATCCGAGCGACCAAAAAAATACTCAGCAGTAAGGATAATACATATGTAAAGATCAAAGATGAGAGATAGGGCTTCATATAGACTCATTTAACCCTATCCCCTGTCGCCCATTTTCCACAAGTCCGACATTGCAACCTATGATATGTGAATCGAGCATTAACTCCATAGCCACGTTGCTGCATATGCCCTTTTTCCCCGCATGTACCACATTGTGCCCCGATCACCTTGTTGAAAAATGGCTTCGGTGCAGATTCGGGAGCCCAGGCTTTGATCTTCTCGTAGAATTCTTCGGTCGCGAGGACATCATGGATATTATACTCTCGCATTTCATCCCATGCCTTCTTATTGCCGTTCAAGCACTCGCGCCAGAGCGACAACCCAGGGAATTTACCGTGCGAGAGCTTCTTATACTTCGTACAGAATCGCTCCGACAGGTATTCGAGCGAATGAGACGTAAATGAGGCCGCATGTTTCGCGATGAGGTAAGTATCGAGATGCCGAAATGGCTTGGGCGGCTTCATGCCGAGAAGCATGAAACGGGCATTGATCTTCTTCGCGTCGAAGGACTTCCCGTTCTGCGTCAGCACGATATCAGCCTCATTAAGCAACTTCCATAATGGGCGCAAAATCGGGAGATCATTTCCCACTTTGAGATTGCGCTGATCGTAGTACATGATGCTAGAAGCCGGCTTGCCAAGCCATTTCGCGCTCCACGCCATAATATGCCAATCTTGCACCATTTGGTTGAGCCCGACGAATTGATCTTTGAGCTGCCACACATAAACGAGCAATGGACTCGTCTCAATATCAAGAATAAGCACCTTTTGATCGGTCATTTTGGCTCCTTTAGCCGTTTCAGTATCTTGATCGCGAGCTTTATTGCACCGTCTCCGTATCTATGCTTGAATGTGACGCCATCTGGCATCTCATACGTGTTTACATCGTCTGGTTCCATACCGCCTTCGATCCTCACCACATGCGTATCGAGGATAGGCGTGAAGTTTATATGGATCTGCACTCTTAGCATACGTCCTTTGTTTTCTCTTCTAGGATCACTTCCGAGAGGACATTACAGCCTACGATCATCTCGTACAGCACTTGCATAGAACCGGTAAATCCTAGGTGACTATACATCTGTCTCATCTCGAATTTTAGCTGCGCGAGGTCCAGTTCGGAGGGTTCAATCATAACATCACCCAGAATCCCAAGACGTACACTAGATGGGCATGGTCGAGCCGTTCATAGTAGAAGATATTCAGATGCGCTAGACGGAAAACGCACGAAGGATTAGTCCCCATGTCATCATATCCCCATTCCCACCCGCACTCGTAGCCCTCAAGCTTTGTTAACCACGCTGATAGAAAATCCTTACCTTTTTCTCTAACTCGAAAGTATTTAATCGGACCAAGTTCTTTCATGCGCCATTTTCTCATTTTTTCCTCCGCTGCATCGCCGTCTTTTTCTTGTGGCAATTTTTGCATACGGCACGTTGTGGACCGTAGAACATCCTATCTATGAAGCTTTCGATATCGCGCCAGTTGTCAAATGCCCCTAGCGGCGGTTCGTGGTCCACCTCGGCCATTTGTATCGGCCATTCATTCTTAATCGGGCAGAGAGGACAAACGAAAGCTACCATCCCATCCAGATTCTTGAAAGCTGCTTCTTTGAGAATCGCCCGCCGCTCGCTACTCCGTGACCAGATTAGGCGGATTGCCGACCGCAACTTTACTTCAAGTGTCTTAGCCTTCTTCATACAGGATTCCTCGCGCAAAAGTCTTGGAACCTGGCTAAAACATCTGACATACGCAGCGTCATCGGATGGTCGTAGTCGATAGAGGCCCTATGCGCGTTCCACATCGCCTGTCCCATCTCATCTATAATCTCGCCGAGTTCCGCAGCGATGCGTTGTTGCTTCTTACTTCTTACTTTCATTCCAGTTGTTGCCATATGATACCTCCGCTTTAAGCCTAAGTGTTGGCATCCATGACGGCGGATGCTCCATGCACTCTTTTAATATCCCGATATTTCTCTGTGCGCTCTCAGATGGGCTAATAGCAATAACTTCATCGTGGACTTGCCCAACACATCGTAGCCCTGCAAGCTCAGTTCTAGCGATAGCTTGCAAAGTTCTCCGGCAAGAGCTTGACAAATATTTTCAACAATTTTTCCTCCGTAGAGCTTAGTAGCTTCAGCTTCATACACCTTGCGGTAGACATCGTACACCCACTCGTCCCCGACTTGTCGTAGGTTCGGATATTTTATTTCTAAGCCGGAAGGTAATACAAGGGCGTTTTTCTTTGCCTTGATGAATGGCGCAAACCAAATGCACCCTACCCTCCCTGCCGCGATGAGCGGCAAGAGAGCGTGAGCCTGAGCCCACAGCTTTGGGGCATTGAAGTACGTACTCCTGTAAAGCTCCACTATTTTCCATGCTTCATCCTCACTTATGTCCATCCCTGTCTGCGCTTTGATCGTCGCTTTGAACTTTTTAGCGCCCATATTGTAGCCCAATCCTAGAATCGCGCCTTTACCGAACTGTCTCTCGATCTTATCTGCCTTCGTGATCTTGCGCCCATACTTCATGGATGCAAAATCGCAATAGAGATCTTCGTCATTGATGATCTTGCTCATGAGCTTAGGCTCTTTAGCAAGCCATGCGAGTAGCCTTAGTTCAATGGCGGCAAAATCCCCCACGACAAGTTGATAGCCTTCAGGAGCACATATAGCAGTGCGAAGGAAACTGTTACGAGTAAAGTTCTGAGGATTACCTCCAGCACCACTCCCCCCTGAGTACCTATGAGTTTGCACTGCTCCAGAAAAGCCGACATCAAAAGGGAAAAGGCCAGTCTTTGCAACCGCAAGAAGGCTTTCACCTCTAGTCTCCAAGAGATTGGCTTTGCTGGCGATGCGGGCGGCGTATAGGTCAGGATCGGTACTCTTGAGAGCGTCGAGTCCAGTATCCGTTTTCGCAAACGCAGGGATCGCTTCTCCTGTTCGCGCAGAGAGCTTTGTTCCCACTTCGATTCCTCTTGATTCGAGCAATTCGGCAAACTGTTTATTGCTTGAAAGAACGGACTTATCAACTCTGCTCGCTTTGATGATGGCTTCGCGCCGCGCTTTTTCATTTTCGACCCCTTTGGCAAGACAATGCTCGTCAAGGCGAAGTCTCGGCTCAATGAAAGCTCTGATTGTCCAATCCATCGCAGAAAGTTGCGATGTCGGGAATTGTTTAATGAGTTTTTCATAAATTGCCCCCGCTATATCTACGTCGTTCTTACAATACACACCTAGTTCTTCCGCCTGTTGCGGTGTAAGGTGCAGAATACCCTCACACGCCATTTCACCCTTCGGTGGCAAGCCCATATATTCGGCTAGACGCTTCAGCGAATATCCAGACACATTATTGCCCAATACGGCTTTCGCAAGAGCGACGGTATCCATCCAGGCATAAGGCTTTACCCCGTATCGCCACGCGAGGATGGACCCGTCGAATTTGCAGTTATGCGCCACTACCACAGTATTTGCCCAGTCCACCGCCCGCACCCACGCTTCAATCGCATGTTCACCGACGAGCCAATGCGTCTTCTCGTCGTCGAGGAATCGGTAAGCAAGACCGAGTACCCAGAAACGCGGATCGCGGATGTAGGTGGTCAAGCTCATAGATTTGATGTCGTACTTTTCTTTGCGAGAAAAATACGTTTCAAAATCCACTACCACTATGCGTTTGCCGTCGTGGTTCACTTACTCGTATCCTCATCGTGCAGTTGTGTAAGATGATTTCCCTGTTTAAGCCATAGAATATAGCAGTAGGTCGCTATCTTCAACAGGTCTTTCTCGCGCTGAAAGTTCTTGAACCTAAACAAGTATTTCATCATCGTGCCTAACACCCAGTCAAACTCTGACACACCACCGAACACGGATGATATAACATCGGTGGCCTCACGGTCATCGAAGCCAGGTAGTTTATACTTATCACCACCGTGCTTGAATTGATTGCTTATTAGACTAGCAAACTTCTCAAAGTTGGCATTCTTGACCTCTACAGTTGTTCCAAGCGTCATTCTATTCTCCTATCTTTTCCGATTTGGCCTTGAAGTATGTCCCATGCACCCACATTAGCCCCGCAAGGACCATAAACACGATGAAGTGATCATCCCCATGTATAGCACAGATTGTCGCTATTGTCAAGTCCATAGCCGCGAGCACGAATGATATCTTCCAGACGGTCATTCGGGTATCACCGTAAATACCTCACCATTGGCGATAGCCTTCTTATCCTCATAAGGAGCAGCAATGCGGCGATAAAGCTCCAGTTTCGCGCACTCCAAGGCTCCAATAGCCTCGTTAATCGCGGAATACGACAATCCCTTCATCGCCAGGAAATCATTGACGAGTCTGGAGAATTGGTAGTTCAAATCGCCACCGTTTAAGGCTTTACGTCCATCATCAAGACTTGCGCGTTCTGCTAAGTTTAAATATGGCATGTTATTTGACCTCCTCAGTATCCACCCATCCAAACGTTACATCGTGTTTCGTCATTATGGCCTCGAATCGGCGTAAGGCAACCAGTTCGTCGAACGTTGTAAGAACACAATCACCGTCATCGATAACTCTGTAGATTTTCATTATAGGCTCCTCTTGAGATAGCGGAATGCCGCCATTTGCGTCGCACATATTTTCGTCGCTAACACTGTCGTGAAATTGGTGAGTTGCCTATCGTGCATCCGCGGCGCAACGAGAATGATAGGGCGGCGATGCTTAAAATACATTCTAGCCATCTCCCAAGCGGTACCTGAGCTCGAACTATCGCCGGTGAGTACCACTATCGCTTTACACTTGTCGAGATTCTTGAAATCCTTCTGCACGTACCATCTCATGCGCCGGATATCAGGCTTGGCGTCTATCACGAGATGGGGCTTTATAGATCGG